AAGGTCAAAGTCATCAATGGTTAGTCTAAAGAAAGGACTGTTTGGAGGTAACAATGTAAGGAGAAGCTTAGAGGCTAGGTTGTTTGTGCCTCTTGCTCCTACCCCTTGATAGGGGGTTGCATACGTTGTACTTCCACTATGTCCATCAGGTGGCAGGAGAGTAGGGATGGTCAGTTCTGCAGCATCACGTCCACGCTGGAGGAATACATCTCTTGATGTTTCACACATAGCATAGCGTTTAGCAGCAGTACCTTCACTAATCTCTAAAGCCATTGTTCAATACCTTATGTTATGTTGACACCAGAACTAGAAGAGCCACCTGTACCCGAACCAGCCATAGCAATAGCTGGGTCTTTTGAAATTTTCAGTTGGTCTTTGCCTTTTTTCTTCTTCATTTTGATATCAGACTGTGTATCAACATCTGCCATTTCTGTTTCAAATTCGGGTGTTGATGCTGTTACTGGCGCAGACTGCGCTGTCACCTGTGGCTTAGGTGCTTTTGGTGTGGGGATGCACATATTATTATTCCTCAAAATTTTGATTATATAATTCTTCCAGCTTCCGCATAACGGACTGCTGGCCTTGCAGGAAACGGAGTTCTTCTAAAGAAATCTCGTTAGCTGGAAGATGATTTGGGAACAAGTCTTGAATATAATTCAAAAGTTCCTTGGATAAAGTTGGGTTATCATTGAATATCTTCATAATGATTGTACCTATAGGGGAAGTTTAGACCTACCCACATTCCTTTTGTCCTGTTATGGGGTCAATGAAACAGGCTTCAGCCTTGCTGTCGTTGTCGTTAACCTCGTTCAAAATTCCATACCTTTTACCGCTGGCACGAAAGGTTGTAATTCCTTTACAGCCTAGCTTCCAAGCATCTGCATACAGTTTCTTGAACTCATCGTAGGTAACTTGGTCACCAACATTGCATGTCTTAGAAACGGCTGAGTCCACATACCTAGATACTAGAGCGAGAACAGCTAAGTGTTCTTGTGCTGTAATCTCATTGGCTGTGCGTCCTTTATAGCCTTGAGCGTAGGCATAATCTTCAACTCGCTCTACGGTATGTCCATCAAATTGCTGGATTGTACGGTCATAATAGTTGCTAAAAGGTGGTTCGATACCTGATGATACGTTGTCTGCTGTCAATGAGATTGTGCCTGTTGGAGCAATGCTAGTAAGGTGGCTGTTTCTAATACCTTTTTCTTTTATCTTCTCAATAACCCAAGGAGATAAGGTCTGGATAAACTCACCCTGCAGGTAGTGGTACTCATCATAGAGAGGAAAAGAACCTTTTTCTTCCGCAAGGTCAGCCGATGCTGAGTAGCAATGGTCACGAAGGACAGTCATAACTTCTTCGGTAAACGCCATGAACTGCTCTGAAGCGTAAGGAAACCCACACATCTCAGCAGCATTCGCAAGGCCTGTTACACCTAGTCCCATCCTGCGTTTGTTCTCTGCTTCTGTCTTCTGTTCTGGGAGAGGATAGATTGTTCTGTCTACGACATTATCCATAGCACGAACTACATTATGAATGTCACCAGTGAATAATCCAAAGTCAAATGCACCGTCTGTTACATACTTGGTTAGGTTGAAAGAACCCAGCAGACATGCGCCATAGGGAGGCAGAGGTTGTTCTCCACATGGGTTTGTGGCTTCTATGTTTTCACAGTACTTTAGGTTGTTTTTGTTGTTGATAGTATCAATAAACAAAACTCCAGGTTCTGCCCAATCCCATGTACTATTCATAATCCTATCCCACAAAGCCTTGGGGTCTATCTCTTTGTAGACCTTGCCTTCAAATACAAGGGGAAAGGGGGTGTCGTTTGCAAGACACTCCATGAATTTATCTGTCACACCAACGCTGATGTTAAAACCTGTGAGCTTGTCAGAGTTGTGCTTGGCTGCAATAAACTGTTCGATGTCGGGATGGTCAATTCGTAGCACACCCATCTGCGCTCCACGCCTGTGGCCTGACGAGGCAATGGTCTGGCATACACTATCAAAGATACCCATGAAGGATACAGCCCCACTAGAACGACTGTCTAAGGTGACAATCCTATCACCTCTTGGGCGTAATCGGCTGAAGTCATACCCAATACCCCCACCCTTCTTCATGGTAAATGCAGCTTCCGTAGCTTTCTGCATGATAGACTCCATTGAGTCTTCGATGTGTCCTGACACAAAGCAGTTGTAAGCTGTGGTCTGTCGGGCTGCTCCCATCGCATTCTGTACCCTACCTGCAGGAAGGAAACGCATGTGTCTTAGAGCATCCTTGAACGACTCAAAGTGGTCAGGACTGTCCTTCAATGCTGCAGCTATGCGTACAATTTTATCGTAAAAGGACTCACCTGTTTGGCGATACTTAACTGTGTCTATCTCTTGTGATAAAGGTAAGGTCATTCCGTAGTGTCGGTTAGGTATGCTCATCTGTTATCTCCCTCGCCATGCAGTGTGCCTGCCTGCTGTCGTGCTTTTAATTTTTCTATATTTGTTTCTGCAATTGCTTGAAGACTCAGCCCACAGTCATGGGCTAGGGCTGCGAGATACCAGAGTACATCACCCATCTCTTTCTGTAGGCTGTCCTTCTGGTCAACGAGGCTGATGTTATCTCGCATCATCTTAGAAATCTTGCCACATACCTCGCCTGTCTCTTCAGCTAGACCCAAGGCAGGATAAGAGATGCTGTATTTCTTAGGGTACACACCTGTTTTCAATGCTGTGTTTTGGTATTCATAAAAGTTCATTGCTCTTCCTCTATCTGTTTTTGCAAGTTAGCCATTGCTCTCCACGCTACTTGCGCCCAATCCTCATCAATCACATGGCGCATCATTGCATCCAGTTCGTCACCAGACTTTGACCTATCCCAATGCAGGGTCTGTGCTGTCTGTCCATGCTGCAGCCCACCTTGAAGGGAAACCTTGGCTACCTCTGCTATTGCGAGGGGGAAGTATTTGACGAAGCCTGTGTAGATTGGGATGGCTTTTCTTTCGGCTGCTCCTTGGGGCAACTTGCCGTGCGTCTTCTTGAGGTTTGTAATGTTGTTCTCTGTATTCGCAGCACTGGCTTGACTTGCATGTCGCATATACTCCTCATGCCTCATGTGGTGGCTCCCATAAATCCATCGACTCTTCTCGTTTGATGTAGGCTAGACGTGCTTGCAGCAGAGCTTCAGCTTCGTTGAGGCCAGCCTTCTCATAGGCTGCTACAATCTGTGACCATCGCCATAGGTTGGTAGCTGTCTCTCCCTCTGGTGGAGTGAGGATACGTTCAGCTTTAACTGCACCAATACCAGGACAACCCTTGTAGTTATCGGCTGTGTCACCTGTGAGAACTTGAGTGTAGAACCTATGGTCTGCCTCATCTTGTGTGACCTCAACAATCTCACCATCAACAAGGTGCTTACCTGCGATAGTCATAAGGTCTTTATCTTCTGACCAGATGATGCAGTCTGTACCTGTGGCTGTGATACCAATGACATCATCAGCCTCCAGCTTACCAACCACAGTGGTGTTCCAATGTTCCCAGATGTAGTCACGAGCATACTGAAGCAGCATAGGCTTACGAGTGTCAGCCCTGTTCGCCTTGTAGTAATCTGCTAGGTCTTTACGGAAGTTCAGTTTGTCAGACAGGCAACAGAGTACCTTGTCTGTGCCAGCTTCCTGCTTTAGCTTGTCGATAAAGATACCAACATAGGTAGCCACGTCTTGCTCAAAGCTATGCAGTGTCCACAGTCCATCGCCCCAATTGATAGGGTGTTCACAGGAAGCTGCAGCTTTGTATGCTATGATGTCAGCATCAATAATCAGCATCTTTGTTCTCCTTCATCTCTCGTTCTTTCTCTGTCTCAAGGGTGACGATGCGGATGCCGGTCATCACCTGCACATAATCCAACCAGCTTGTTACTAACCACTTCACAACTAGGGCTGCGCTAACAGCGAAGAAGGAGACAGTCACAATTAGTTTGAATATAAAATCAAAGTCCATTCTTCAGTGCCTTTATTACATCAGTGGAGAAAAGCTTCTCAAGATTGAGGAGGTACATCTTAGACTTGTAACCGTCACCACCGTTGACACTACGGATGTGGTCTAACTGACTGATGATGTTTTTCAGTACGTCTGTCTTAAAGACAAGGGTGGCAAAGGTAGTATCGCCAAGGCATAGGTTGTGGAACCAGTAGTCAGACTCAGTGGCTGCAATTCCTGATGGCTTGCCATAGCTTTCATATTCGATGGCAATGTTTCCTGAGTTGTACCAAACACCACGCTCACTCTTAACTTCAATCTTTTT